TCTATAAAGTCCTCCAAGAGCGTAGACGCATCATCGATGTGTCCTGTGCCTCGAAGACGTTTCATTTGTGCAGTACGTTTGGACTTGTTAGAAGATGAGGTGGATTGACCTTTCCCAGACCTTATAACCCTAGGCTTATTCTTTACCTTCTTTGCCTTTACATCTGACTTATTTACTTTGTCATACCTTAAGGCTTTTAGAAGAACAAGAACAGATCTGTGGTCTATAAGATTCCCAATCTCCTCCTTAGAAAATCCCTTTTCTAGAGCGTAATCCTTTATTTCAGAAGCAAGCTTTGATTTTTTATCGGCATTTGCCCACGCCGGTAAAGCCTCAATTAGCTTTTTGTTTTCGGAAGCCAAAAATTCATTACGAGCGGTTGCAGCATCCCTAGTCTGTTTTTGATTAACAAGCTGTTGCTCATGTTGGAATTTCTGTATTTTTTCTTGAGACTCCCTAAACTCCTCCTTCTTGGTCACGTACTCTATGGGATCTGAATCTTTTAATCCTTGCCAATCTATATTGGTGAAGGATTCTAGATCTCCTACAGAAGACTCTATGATCTGCTGTAGATTTTCCATGTACTGCGAACGCTCGGCTTGTATCTGATTAATTTCAGAGTCATACTTTCCCTTTAAAGACTCCATTTCTTTTCTATCAGATGAAAGCTCTTGCGTCTTTCGAGTATAATCCGACTGTCGGCTATATCCGCTTAAAAGTTCGTCAAGGTTTACTTCTTGCTCTTCACCATTTACGGTAACAGCGTAAAGTACCTCTCCCTCTTCTTCGTCGGGTTCCTCGGATTCTTCTTCCTCCTCTACGGATTCTTCTTCCTCCTCGGTTTCCTCCTCTAATGATTCATCTTCCCCTTCGAGGCTAGACTCTTCTTCTTCGGTAGGTTGAGCTTCCTCAGTTTCTGGGGTTTCCTCTTCAGGTTCCAGTAGGCTGAGTAATGCTTCTTGCGCTTCGGTGACACTTCCACCTAGTGCGGGTATTGGCTGTAATCCAGCCGGTGCTTGCGGGGCCGGGTGCGTATCCGCCATAATTAAATTCCTCTATCAGATATAAGGGTGTTGCTCGTCCAGAATCTTGTTCATGTGTCCAGTTTCAATAATGGACTTTACATGACCTTCGACTCTCTCAAGCAGTCTTATCGCAAGCCAGATTGATTCCCTGGCCTCCGAATCTGTTGAGCCACTGTGCGTCCAGCGGTTCATTAAATCTTCTCTTAAAATATCGTATGATTCCTGTAGCAATGGATCATCAACTAAACTCTTCGCCCTTCGTTCCCTCTCTTCTGGTGTCATGTGTCTCCTATTGCTACGGCTCGTTGTTGTTCTCGTTCAATCTGAATTTCAGCAGCTTTTAGTTTAGAATCTATTGCCAACTTCTGGTACTCCTGCTGAATCTTCTGGGCCTTGATTTGAACCTCTGCGGCTTTTATTTCTAGTTCCTTTTGCTTTACCTCAATCTCCATCTGAGCGGTCTGTTCCTCAGGGGAAGGCTCTTGCCCCTCTGGGGGCATCTGGGACGGATCAGTCAGGAAGTCATCTACATTCTGAAAGCCCATAGCCTTCACAAGAGATGCTCCTAGGTTGTACATATTCTGTTCTGACACAATCCTCAAGCCACCAGACATAGCTTCACCAGCAAAAGATAGCATCTGTGAAAGGTGCATCATCTGTTGATCTTTGTTTCCACTCCCTAAAGCAACAGACACAGTGCAGTCATACTTACCATTCCATACATCAGGGCGTACCGGAACCCACTCATTACGCAATCTAACCACTCTTTCTTTATCTTGGTTTTTATAAAGTAATTCATATATCCTTATCATTAAATCTTTTACACCAGTCTCAGCAAAGTTCCTGGCAATCAATTCGACTCTACTCTGAGAGGCGTTCATAACAGCATTTACAGCGGTAGCCGTAGTATGAGATGTCAGGGCATTCTCATCTAATCCCTGAGACATCTTAGATACCCCAGCTCTTGCTTCCCTTACTCCGTCCAAGTATTCAAGCATCTGGAATGAGTAGGGTTGCAAGGCAGGAGTAGCGAGGGGCGTTACGGCGTTGGGGGATTTAACTCTAACCACTCCACCAGGGCGTTGGGTGAGCAGATCATCGAGATTCGCCTGCCCCTCTAGAACTGCGAAACGTCCGAAATTCTGGTTGTACATATTGTCCATGAGGTTTCGCATCAGGGTGCTCTTCATGAGCTGAAGATCCATAACAAGGTCTGCAACTGACAAGCCAAAGAACTTGTGCGGAATCTTTATCGGTGTGATCGATACAAACGGGATAGAATCTATTTCATCATTAGCTAAAACCTTAGAGCCTACAGTACATACTTTCCTGAGTTCTGTAATTCCATCCCCATCAAAGTCTGTCTGCAAGTAAGACTCATGTAACCAGTAGGTCCGTAAGCCTTCCTCGCCATAGTCGTCGCCGCCACCCATTCCTTCCCAATACTTAGCAGACTTATCAAACTGATAACGCTCTAGCCTTTCAGCGGAGAACGCAGACATATCATCACCGCCTCCGCCAAGATCACCGGGATCAAGGTCTTCATCTGGGTACATCTCCCTCAATTCCGAGAGAGTCTTTATAACACGATGACATACAAACCTAGCATCCTGAATGTTCTTTGCTTCCCTGCTTATCAGAAACTCGGAAGGAGGTACATTTTCTATCCTTATTTTTCCGTTATATGAGCTACGTTTTATGACCACATCATGCCGAGGCGTTCCCTCAACTTCATACTCAGTATGCTCGATAACTTCTATTTCTTTTGGGGAAATAAGAATAGAGAACTCCATCTCCTCTAGATTTCTATACTCTTCCCTCTCCTCTTCTGGGTACTCATCCCACCAGACCTTTACTATCCCATTCTTAGATAACAAAGCATCAGTAAACCAGGAATACAAAATCTCCCAGCCCGGATTGTCTTTTGTAAAGACGTAATTAACGTAGTCTGTAGCCTGTTTAGCCATATCTACGTCTTCCGGACCGTGTGGAGAAAATTTTACCATCTCATCCCCGGAGGCAAATACTCGCATCAAGGAGGGCTTTATCCACTCGATTGTATCCTGGACTGTAGAATCTACGAATTGACTACGACCTTCAACTTCGTTACCAAAGGGAAGCCCATAGTAATACTTCATGGCTTCTTCGCGCTGGGTAGATATTACATCTCCCATATAACCAAGGGAATCAGAGATCTCTCCCCGTATCCTGGTTACTAACTCTTCTTCAGTAATTTTTTCACTAGCCATTAAACGATTCCATAATTCTGGTATTTAACGTCTTGCGTCCATGAGGGGTCTTCCCCAGATACCGCAAAGCGTTGAGATTGAAAAGCGTATCTTGTAGCTGACATAAGGTCATCGCGTATGGGGACTACCTTATTGTCCTTTCTGTGGTACATCCTGAATTCCTCAAACCAATCTGAAAGGTTAGAGAAAACCTTAAACTTATCAGCCTCTACTGACTGGAGCATAGCCATTAAGCCTTCCTCAATAGAGTTAGAGCCTTTATCGTTGCCCAATGCAGGAGGATTGGTAAAGTGCTGTAATAGGAAGTTACAGCCTAGATTGCGGTACTGGTCAGCAAGACCAGGATTGCCCATAGAGTCTCGTCTATTGCCATCATGGGGATAAGCAATGGGGATAAAATGGGGCCGAGAGCGTATAATTGAGGCGTGTACTGACGGACTAGCTTTTGACGCCCTGTAGCAATCGTATATGTAAAATGTCTCATTTTCCCTGTCTATGGCGGTCCAAACTACTGCTGTTGGGTGGTCCCATCCGAAATCAATGGCGGCTATCTTAGGCCAATGATCTTTTAATGGGAAAGGCTCTATCATGACCTTCTCCTCACTCAAGGGGAAGACTAGCCCTGACCCTAGCGAGGGTCTACCATTCCGCCTCATCTCTCTCTCATGTGGGGAGTAAGACGAAAGGATCTGTTCCATTACAACTTCTGAGAGGTGGCCTCTCTCTCCTTTCATGGAGAAGATTCTCTCAGAGGCATCGTCCCAAGTAGCGTTAGTCAGGGATTGACCAGACTGGAGGTTGTTCATAAAGGAAGCAACTGTCTCTGTCATCCCTTGCTCTGGAGTAAAAGTCATAAAAATCATACCCTTACGATCCAGAGTTCTAGTGACAGCTTGAGAGTATATTTCTCTGCTTGGCTCTTCGTCTAGCCAGATACAATCTACACTCCTACCCTGCCATTTCTCCTGGCCCATCTCGTAGGCTTTAAAGAATAAAGAAGAGTTCCCACCGCTAACGTGCTTGATTAGAGCGACCGATTTGGCATTAGGGACGCCAGGTTTTCTTTCGGTTTTTATTATTAGTTTTTTGGGTATAGCACCCGAACCAAAAGCCTCTGGGTCATCTGGGGAACCCAATAATTCATATTGGACAATATCGCGTGTTGTTTCATTCGACACCCCTCCAGCCCACGCTACTATCGGCTGTCGGTATCTCCTACCTTTCCACCACTTGGGATATAGCCCAGTTACATGGAAAGCCATTTCTGCGGCTCCGCAGTAACTTTTTCCTATTCTGTTAGCAGCCATTAACAATCGCTGGTTAGCAGAACCTCCTGTCTCATGGAAGTTAAGTTGATAAGGGTAAGGATCGTATAGGTCAAGTTTATTAAACCTTTCCCTTGTCCTTATCTCCCTAGCTATTTCTACCGCTTTTTCTAGTTCTGTTCTGGCTTGCATGGATTGCTTTCATTTGTCGTTCTGCGCCTGATCTTGAGGAGTAGCACTTGCCAGACTTTCCCCACTTCCATCCTTTCTTACCGCCCTTTAGTGTACAGCGTTGTATAGGCATTACGCATAACTCCCTAGAAGACCCGTATCTTCCCGCTGAGTTAAAGACATTCCTCCCTTAAACTTCTCCCTCATCTCGTCAGTTATTCTTTGCTGCCATACTTCTGGTTCATCAGGATCTACTTGATCTATCGTCATTCTTTCCCAATACCTTAGCTTCCGCTCAAAGATACTACCGTCAATAGGCTTACTCCACAACTCTATTTTTTTGTCTATATAATCCCTAGCTTCTTCCCTTGATTCAAAAACTATAGGCCCATACTCACCCTCCGGTACATGAAACCCATGCCCATGATCGCTAATCGTATACCCATTTGGCTCCCCTCCCACTCTGATAGGGGGCATCTTGAAACCCTTTAAAAGTTTATTAAAGAATTGAGGGGCTTTATTATTGTAAATAAATTTAAGGAACTTGCCACCCACATCTAATTCTTCTCCAATGTAAGACTTTGTAACTTCGGTAGGTAAGTCTTCCTTATCTATTTTCCTTATTACAACATCCCTAAGAAATTGTTTTTTTCTTTCCTGAACTTCAAAGTTGGCTGGGTCTCTCACGTAAGCATCCCCGCTAGGCCCAATTCTATTATAAGTATCATCTATCCATTCTTGGGCTGCTTCTTTTGTGGGGAAAGTTCCACCCTTATTATTACTTGCCTTGTTATAGACCTGATACTGATCCGCGCCACCATGATAATCTATATGCGTTATAACTCTATTAGCCAACTCATCCCCCACATGAGCCGGGAGATCATCCTCATGTATGCCATCAACCATTTGTGGCGCACCACCATCCTTCGGGAAAGTAGTTATACTATACTTGCCAGTATCTAAGTTATAGGCA